AGATACGAACGCAACGGTAAATACTGATGGAATGTCAGAAGAACTAAACAGAATTACAAAATTAGCAGGTGTTCAAGAAACTAAAGACGAACAAAAACCTACTGATAAAGAAGTTAAACAAGCAAAAGGTATTGCTTTTGATAAAAGATATAAAGGTGGCAACTACACTGGAGCATCAAACACTATTGAAAAACTTAAAAAAGGATTATCACAACATCCAGATGTTGCTGATGCATTAAAAAGAGCCAACGAAGCAGTTGCTGATTTGGAGACTAGCGAAACAGTTAAAGAAGGCATGACTGGTACAACTCGATCTTCATACGAAAACTTAGATAAAACAAGATTAATAATTAGACACTCTGGACCAGTTGACGAAAACGTTCCTGGTTCTAGATCAAGACACATTGAATCATTATACATTGAAAACGAAGATGGTGAAAGATTCAAATATCCAATAACTCATTTAGCAGGTGCAAGAGCAATGACAAGACACGTTGCTAACGGTGGAAGACCGCACGATGAATTTGGACAACACATTGTACAAACATCAGAAAATATTGCACAATTAAATTCATTTTCTAGATACGTTTCACACAAAGATCAATTAAATGACAATGCTGGTGATATAATTGAACAAACAAAATTAAAATTAGAAAATTTAAGAACGTACATGAAAAACTTAAACAAACAATCACACTATGATGAAACTTTTAAAAACTTTAAAACAACAGAAGACCAAGTTTTAGATGACGAAACAAAAGATTCTTATAGAGAAAAATTTACAATGAAGCATCTTGACGACAGAGTTGAAAATGCATTACCACTTATACACCGTATTATGAGTGAATTTAAACCTGGTGATGATGATAAAGATGCAAAAGTAGAACCACCAGTAGACCATGGAGCAATTGTACAAGGGTGGTTAACTAACCCTGACAAAAGATTAGTATTAAGAAAAGACGAAACAGCAGATAAAATGTTATCAGTAACAAAATTTAATAATAAAAACACAATGCTTGGTAGTATCTTATCTGATATTGCCTCAAGAATGTTGACTACAGAACCTGAAGATGACAGAGTGGCAAACTTTGCTTCTAGAATTGCAGATGATTTAGAAAAAGAAGGCGAAGCATTTTTTAATCCAGATAAAGATTATGTAAAAAATAAAAAAATTGCTATTCAATTAGCAAGAAGATATATTGATGATTATAAAAAAATGCAAAACGATCCTGCTTATGCTAGTGAAGTAAGAAAAGATCCAAACGAAGTTATTCCTAGAAAAGATAGACACGGTAAAACAAAAGAAGATCCATTTGAATCATGGGCAGACCGAGTTACTGAAGGAACATGGTCACTACCTGATGATCCAAAAAATTATAACGAACTTAAAGGAATTATGTCACAACATTTCGATGTTGGTACTGATGCTGTTAATGCCACTACATGGTTAAGCAAATTTGGATTTGGTGATGATAGTTTATATGATACATTAGGATCATTATATGATAAAGATGGTGAAAAAGCAGACGCTAGACCAGTTATAAAAGATTATGTAACAACAATGCTAGTACCTACAGGTCATTATGACGACTCACTAACTCCTGAAATGAAAGCAGGATTAATGACAGCAGTTTCAGTATATAAAGATGAACTAGCAACTGCAGAATCACAACCTGATGCAGGTTCTGAAAGAGCGGATGCGGCACAAGGTATGTGGGCATCAAGTAAAGAAATACAATCAAAATTTAAAACTTGGCAAGACTTTATGAACTCGGAAGAATTTGATGATTATTTACAAGACGATACTAACCAATTAGAAGGTTTAACTTTTGAAGACATCAAACCTTATGTATCAATGTACAAAGGTGATGATGGCAAAGTAGTACACGACGTATTAGATAAAGGTGGTAAGTCTGCATACAAAACAAATAATGCCAAAGATGCAATGAATTATTTGTCAAAAAACTTTGGCAAACTTCGAGGACAAGCACCTAAGGTTAAAGATTTTATAAAATCTGAAGATACCAAAGATGCCACAAAAGGCAAATATTCAGATAAGGAAATTAAACAAGCAAAAGGTATTGCTTTTGATAAACGATACAAAGGTGGCAACTACACTGGAGCACATAATACTATTAACAAACTTAAAAAAGGATTATCAGATCACCCAGATGTTGCTGATGCATTAAAAAGAGCAAACGAAAATATTACAGAACCATTAAAAGAATCAAGAACTAAAATAGTAGAAGCAATTAAAAATAAAGCAGATACAGGATTTAATATCGCTGGAATAGAAGGCGAGGACGACAGAGTAACAGGCGATGCAGGTCTTCAAATTGCTAGACTAAAATACCTTTCTACATATCAATAAAAACTAGCATATAAGTTTACCAATTATTCATTTAAATATTAGTATGAAATGGTTAATCGTAGCACTTCTTTTACTTCCTACTGGTGAGTTAAACATGATTCATAATCAAGAAATTTCATTTTCTGATAAAAAATCTTGCATAAATTATGTTCTCACAAACGGCGAACAACTTCAACACGGAATTAACATATATCTAGATTCTTTATTTGATAATAACCACGAAATTAAAATAAGTGGAATTTCCTGCCTAGACGAAGAAACATATAATTCAGGAAAAGACTACGATAAAGAAAAAGCACAGATGGACAAACTTAAATCTGTTGAATAATACCAATTAAACCTCCAAATTAACCAATAATAGTAGTAGACATTTAATAAATATAGTAGTATATTATGTGTAATGCTTAATATACATTTAGGCAAAAACAAACATAGGCACACAACACAAGGAGGCTTACATTATGGCTACATTGGCTGAAATAAGAGCGAAGTTAAAAACTCAAGAGGTGAATCGCTCCACTTCTTCATTAGGTGGCGACAACGCCATTTACCCACACTGGAATATAAACGAAGGACAAGAAGCAGTTCTTAGATTCTTGCCAGATAGAGATACTAACAATACTTTTTTCTGGGCAGAAAGAAACATGATCAAACTACCTTTTGCAGGTATTAAAGGTCAAACTGATTCTCGGCCGATACAAGTACAAGTACCGTGTATGGAAATGTACGGAAAAACTTGTCCAGTACTAACGGAAGTTAGACCATGGTTTAAAGATAAAAGCATGGAAGACATGGGTAGAAAATATTGGAAAAAGAAAAGTTATATTTTCCAAGGTTTTGTTGTTACTAACCCGTTAAACGAAGACTCAACTCCAGAAAACCCAATTAGAAGATTTATTATTGGTCCACAAATCTTTAATATAATTAGATCGGCATTACTTGATCCAGAAATGGAAGAGTTACCAACTGATTCAGTTAAAGGTGTAGACTTTAGAGTAACTAAAACTTCTAAAGGCGGTTATGCTGACTATTCAACATCTAAATGGTCGAGAAGAGAACGTGCTCTAGACGAAACTGAAAGAGCGTCAATCGACAAACATGGTTTACATAATTTAACAGATTATAGACCAAAAGAACCATCTGAAGCAGAAGTAAAAATAATCAAAGAATTATTTGAAAAATCTGTTGATGGTGAAGCATATGATCTTGAAAAGTATGGACAGTATTATAGACCTGCAGGAACATCTGCACCTAAAATATCAACTCCAACAGCAAGTAAACCTGCTCCAGTTGAAAAAACAGCAGATCCAGTAAACTCTGATGTTAAAATTGGAAAACCGGCAACAACACCAGCACCAGCAACAAATGGTGATAGTGCTAAAAGAGCCGAAGATATATTGAAGTTGATTCGTTCAAGACAATCTCAATAATTTAACTTACCAAGACCTTGATTACTATTGACGATCAGGGTCTTGTATGCTAAAATAGAATTATGGTTAAACCTTTTGACGTAACAAAATTTAGAAAAAGCATTACAAAGTCTATACAAGGACTTGGTGTAGGATTTAGTGATCCTACAGACTGGATAAGCACAGGAAATTATGCATTAAATTATTTAATAAGTGGAGACTTTAATAAAGGTATTCCACTAGGCAAAGTAACAGTACTTGCTGGAGAACCAGCGTCGGGTAAATCTTATATTGCATCAGGTAACATTGTTAAAGAAGCACAAAAACAAAATATATTCGTTATACTAATTGATTCAGAAAATGCCTTAGATGAAAAATGGCTACAAGCACTTGGCGTTGATACTAGCAAAGAAAAACTTTTAAAATTAAGTTTATCTTTAGTTGATGATGTAGCAAAAACTATATCAGACTTCATGAAACTATACAGAGAAGAAAATAAAGATGACAAAGAAAATGCACCCAAAGTATTAATTGTTGTTGACAGTTTAGGTATGTTACTAACTCCAACTGACGTAGATCAATTTGAAAGAGGTGAAATGAAAGGTGATTTAGGACGAAAAGCAAAGTCTTTAACAGCACTAGTTCGTAATTGCGTTAATATGTTTGGCTCATGGAACGTAGGACTTGTAGCAACTAATCACACTTATGCATCACAAGATATGTTTAATCCTGATGATAAAATATCGGGCGGACAAGGATTTGTATATGCATCATCTATTGTAATAGCAATGAAAAAATTAAAACTTAAAGAAGACGAAAAAGGAAACAAAATTACTGAAGTACGTGGCATTAGGGCGGCTTGTAAAGTTATGAAAACACGTTTTTCAAAGCCGTTTGAATCAGTACAAGTAAAAATCCCTTATGAAACAGGTATGGATCCATTCAGTGGATTAGTAGAATTATTTGAAAAAAAAGGAATTTTAGTACAATCTGGTAATAGACTCAAGTATGTTAACTCTGCAGGAAAAGAACATTTAGACTTCAGAAAATCTTGGATCGGAGATAAATTAATTATGTTGATGGATGATTTTGATAAATTATCTACAACAACCGAACCCAAGGAAGAATTAAATGGCCGAGATGACACATGAAGACATTGAACGTATTTGGAATTCGTTCTCTCATTATGTACCAGATAGACAAAAATCAGATGCCGCAGTTGAATTTGTTAATACATTAAAAGATATGAGTATTGATGAAACACAAATAAAGGCATCATCTGAGTACGATCCGAAGTTAGAAGAAGCAATAGGTACTGTTTTTGAAGACGAGGGCGAGAGCGATTACGATTATGGCAATGATGACGAACTGGTATACTAAAGTAAGCAAAGACATTTCACTCATTCCGGAGTGTATTAAGTATTTCGAAACCGAATACCAACAAGCAAAAAAAGAATGCTCAATATGGGGTAATTTAGAAAAAGCCTCTGCTTCAATGCCCGGCGTTGTTGAGCATAGATTTAACCAATTACAAGAAATTGAAGCAATCCTAGAGTATCTTAATATCGAAAAACGTAGATTAAGATCTAAAACATTTCGAAATTTTTTGGAAAGTTACAATAGAGCATTAACATCACGTGATGCTGACAAGTATGTTGATGGGGAAGCCGATGTTGTAGATTTAGAAAAAATAATAAACGAATTTGCACTTATAAGAAACCAATGGTTAGGCATTACCAAAGGACTAGACCAAAAACAATGGCAAATTACAAACATTGTTAAATTGCGTGTAGCAGGGATGGAAGATGCCAACATCAAATAAAATAATCCTTACAGACGTAGACGGTGTATTACTAGAATGGGAAAACCATTTTACTAAATGGATGTTACAGCGAACACTCTTTGATGAAAAAGGAAGTAGAGTTTACCCATATAGATTGTTAGAAGATAAAGAAAACACTTACGAAATGGCAGAACGTTTTGGTGTTACTAAACTAGAAATTAGAAAAGAAATTAGAGAGTTTAACAAAAGTGCTTGGATGGGAACACAATCCCCAATGCCAGATTCACAAACTTGGATTAAACTACTACACGCAGAAGGTTGGACTTTTATACCAATTACATCACAAACTTCAGATATTCCTGCACAAGAATTACGTAAAAAACGACTAGAAGAATTATTTGGTGAAAATATTTTCTACAACTTTCATATACTTGAAACAGGATCGGATAAAGATTCGGCATTTGCTGAATTTCACAACACAGGATTATGGTGGGTT